TCACCCCAGATATCCAAGGCGAACACGCAGCACGCCATTCGCATCGAATACAGAAACGTTCTGCGCGTTGATTACCAGCCGGCCCTGCCCTGGAATAACACCGTTGATTTCCAGCGTGCCATCCTTGTTCAGGATCCATCCCTGCTGACCGGCAATGTAATTCGTCGAACTGATGTAGCTGCCGATCTTGGCGTTGGTGATCGTGCCGTCCTGGATAAACGCCTGGTTGATGAAGACCTGACCGCCCTGAACAGCGAACGGCACGGAAATCGCGCCTCCGGCAATCGTGTTAACCACCGCAAACCGATCAGCCGACACCACGAATTGGCTTTGCAACCCGGCCGGGCCGTTCTCAATGCCAAGCCCTATCCCTGCCACCACGTATTGCCCGTTCGCAGTGACCTGCATCTTCACCGACCAAGACGTTGAAACCTTGCCGTCGATGGTGGAAATTGCCTGGGACTGGGTCTGGATGTCTGCAGTGTTACCGTCAACCTTGACGCCGACCTGCTGGAGCGCTGTAGCCGTTGCCTGTTTCTCATCTGCAACCACCTGACGCAGGTCTGTCACCTGCGCCGAGTTCTCGCCGACAGTGGCGTTCAGCTGGGTGACGGTTTGGACGATTGCCTGATTCTGCGTGGCCCTGACTGTCGATTCGGTGACGATACTCGCGGTACTGCTCCAGCCCTTCAGCGCATCCGCAAGTTCGCCTTCGCCGTTGTCATCCCGGGCGGATGCCCGCAATGCTTCAAGGCTTGAGGCCTGCGCTGTAACAACGCCATCCAGATCGCTGATGTCGGTGGTGTTCGTCGACACCTGCTCGGCCAGGCCGTTTGCTGTCTCCAGCAGATCGCCCACGTCCTCCCAGTACGCCAAGTTCGGTGGTGGTGTGTTCAGAGGAACATCCTGCTCCGCCTGGAAGATCCGCCCATCGACGACGATCATCTGGCCTTTCAGATAGGTCTGACCCGGGTCATACGCTTTCAGCCCATCCAGCGCGTCGATCTGATCCTGCAGGTCGTCGATCTTGTCGATTTTGTCCTGTAGCTCCTGACCAAGCTCTGTCTCCCCGATCTGACCCGCGATCATGTCGAGGATCGGGCCAGCTTCTGAGCTGCTCTGCCCCATCACACCGATGCCGGTCGGATACCACGGGCCGATATTGCCAGTCCGGTCCACCAACCGCGCCCAGAAGAAGAACGTCACGCCCGCCAGCAGGCCCTGCATGTTGTACTCGGACTGCGGGTAGGCCAGGTCGCTGAGCTTGGTTGCGGCGGCGAGATCAGTCGTCGGCCCGTACCAGATTTCCGTGCGCTGCGTGTCATCCGCACCTGGTGGGAAAGTCCACTTCAGGTTAATACCGAAGATCAGCGGTGTGGCCGTCAGCGAGGTTACCGCCGGCGGCAGGCCTTCCTTGCCGTTGAGCTGGGTCAGGATCGAGGTGCGCCAGATCGACGAGATGTCGTAGGCACTCACCGCGCGCACCCGGGCCAGATACGCGCCCTGATAGATGCCGGTGATGTCGACACTGGTCGAACCGGTGCGCTGCACCTTGATCCAGTTACCGTTGTCCTTGCGCCACTCGACGTCATAGCCCACGGCGCCATTCACCGCAGGCCAGGTAATGGTCATCGTGGTGACGGCCAAGCCTTGAGCAATAGCAATGGTCGACGTCAGCGTGACGCTGGCCGGCGCCGGAACCACGGTAATCGGGATGACGCTGATCGGCCGCTCTTCTAGGCGCGCGCCGGTGTCAATGAAGGGGAACTTGCTCGGCTCGAACTGCAACGCTGAGATTTCGTAGTCGCCTTCGGTGGTTCGCTTAGTGCTGAGTACTCGATACAGCGGAATCGCCAGGTCGTCGGCATCGAGCGCCCACTGAAGTTGAGGCGTCGGGGTCTCGCTGAACGCCGTAGTGACTGTGATTGCACGCCCCGCCACCGACTGCACAGTTCGCCCTTCCGCCTTGCCGCTTGCCAGGTTGATGATCAGCCGATCTCCAGCCTTTGCCAGTGTGTCACGGTCAAGCGTCACCACGCGCCCGGCAGCGGCAGAGATGCGGCCGCCGACTTCCCTACCAGCCAGGAGCGAGTCAGCCACTGGGATGATGTAGCCCGGGAGCGGGATAACGCCCTCCATACCAGTTTTGAACGTAACGGTGCGATCTTGGCTGTTGCTCGTTACCACCCATTTCCCGCGGCGTTGCCCTTCCGAGGCGCGCGTGCAGCCAATCGCACTGATCTCGACAGGGTTATCACCAAGGCGACGTTGCAGAGCCAGATCCGCATAGGCGGTCACGTCGGTGTCGTAATTGTTGCTCGGGTTGTCATAGCTAACGATCGCGCGGGTGTAGCGAGTCTTCGCTGAGGCGCTTCCGTAATTGAACTCGCCGTCGATCACGTTGGCCCGGGTGAAGACGTAGTCGAAATCCTGCGCGCGCGGCATATCCGCCTGCATCACGAGCTGGCCCTGCGCCCAGTAGGTCATGCCTCGATAGATCGCGGAGATATCACGCAACAACGTCCAGGCGTCGGGCTTGCCCTGCAGGTTCATGTCACAGAGAAACCGTGGCTCTTGACCGCCAGCGCCATCGCTTACCAACTGGTCGCAGTATTGGGCGATCCGATAGAGCTCCCACTTGTCGACCATGAAGGGCTTGATGCGTTTGCCCAATCCGAACCGGTCAACGGTGCAGATCCCGTAGGTCACCCACGCCGGGTTGTTGGTCCAGGCCTGCTTGAATGTTCCATCCCATACCCCGGTATAGCTGCGGGCCACTGGATCGTAGTTGCTCGGCACCTGCCACTTGCGCGCTTTGCACTTGATGGTGACGGCCGGGATGTTGCTGAACTGCTCGGCATCGAACTCGATGTAGAACAGCGCCGTGTTCGGATAGCGCAATTTCTCATCGATGACCTCGGTAAGGCCTGCCACCAGCATCGTGTCCGCGATTCTGTTGGTGTTCTGGTTTGGCGTCAGCCGGCGCGCGCGGATCTGCCAGCCCGAGGTTGCCGGTGGCAAATCAATCCGCCGAGACCGCTCATAGCGAGTGGTCGTCTTGCCATCGACAGCCTCGTCAAGCACCTGCTGGTAAGCCCCGCCATCGGTGGCGATGTCTACCGCATACTCGATTCGATAGCCGCCGACGTTTCCATTGTCGTCCTGCTGCTGAAGCGCTGGCCATGCAAAGCGAATGCGCACCGCCGACAGCTGAGTGTTGGTGATGGATCGAACCCACGCGGCATCGCTGCGCAGCTCAACGTTGATGGTTGTCTCGTTTTCGACCGAAGGAATGCCAGGGATGTAATCCTGATCCACCGACCCCGAGCGCCAATCCCACTTCACGTTCGGAAAATTGACGTTGCCGCTCGCATCGTTGATCGGCGTATTGTCCAAGTAGATGTCAGCAGCAGTGGGAACACCGTCAAACTCACCCTCGCCCACGGCGATCAGGATCTTTGCTAGGTTCGTGGAGCGCAGGCTGTCGGTGGCCTCGGTCGGAGCCTTGGGGCTGCTGCTGCCGCCCTTGGCGCCGGTGATGTCGATTTTCTCAGCTGCGCCCATGCTTTTCTCCAGGCATAAAAAAACCGCCAATCGGCGGTCGGGTCTTCCAGTTCAGGATCAGGTTTTGTCTTCAGCGAGTATCGAAGCAGAGATGATCGCACCGCCCCACCGGCGCTCGCCGATGCAGATCGGGACCGGGTTGCCGCTGGCTACAGTGTTCTTGGCGCTGCCAAACGCGTAGCTCGGTAAGTTGGCAGGTGAAGCGCTTTGGCTGAGCCCTTTGGCCTGCGGACTTAGCATCTGAATGACACCACCAGCAGTGGCCGCAATCCCGCCGCTAAGCAGCGCTGAGGACGCAGCCAAAGCACCGGGAGTACTTCCCGGAACAAAAAAGGAGGCCACAATCAACACAAGTCCAACAACCGTTTGTAGAACACCTGCCCGCTTGCTACCAGAAATAACCGGTACGATTCGCAAGTGTCTGGTGCCACCTAAATCAAAGTTTTCCTCCCCGACATTTTTATGATTTCTGAAGATCGCAAAACGCATCCCAAGCCTGTGTAATCTACTCACCTCCTCCTTGAATCCTGGCAACGAGACTTCAAGCGCCTTGAACACTTCCCATGACTTTCCCGTATCAAGCAGTCTGGAGTGAATTTTTCCGAGCTTTCTACCGAGAGCCCCCCACAATTCAATAGTGGTCATAGGTTCGTAGCGAATCGCAGAGCCGTCCATAAAATCTCCAGGTATAAAAAAACCGCCTGAGGGCGGTTTTCAGAAATAGAGGTTGGTCAGATGCATGACTTGACGGCATCCGACACGCCGCTACGTCCAAGTTGTTGCCAGGCGATTCTCTGGAAATGCCTGACCGAGGATCCTGTCTGTGTTCGGGTAACTTCCAAGATCTCGTCGGTTTGGCCTACTCCCGGATTTGCCATCACCAAACGATACCCAGTTTCCGTTTCGCTCATCGTCGCGCCAGCATTCAGGTCCTGCCATTTAGGGAACACACACAAAGCGTATTGCTTAGGGCTTTTCTGCGTTGAGGATGTGAAAACTGGGCTACCACTTTTTAGATCGGATGGAGTTGTACACCCCGTCAGCAGGGCAACTGCCAGTGCCCCTATCAAAATTCGCATGATGATCCCTCACTGAGAAAGTTCCGAGGGTAGCACCGGCCTGTCTGCCCATCCAGCGCTGGACAAACGATCAGTAACGAAACCGATACAGGCCGTAGTAGCGTTGCGCCTTCAACGAACCGCCTCGGTCCGTTGCCTGCAAGCCCATGGACCGGGGTAATGTGACCTAGGAGGTCGATATGCAACCTACACGATTCAGCTACTTGCTAATCTCCACTGATGAAAATGCGATCATGGTTGCGCTGCAGCAGTCCGTCGACCTGGAAATGGTCCATAACAAAGAAGGCATTCACGCCTTCCTGTCCGACACAACCTTTGGCGATCTGGAAGTACTGCTTCGAGCGGCAAGCAAGGAGTTCGGCCTTGTGCAAACCTCCAACGTCGCCTACCAGACCTCAAATGCAGCGCTCAGTCAGACCCTAAGTCATATCGTCTGATGGCGGCTGCTTGAGCCTGACCAAACAACCTTGCCCCCGATGACTTCGATCTTTGATCCTTCGCTCATGCGATATGGGCCGCTGAGTTGGTACTCGGCGCGCCCATCCTGGACATCGACCTCAACCGGTTCGCGTTCTGGATGGCTGCGCCAACGACGCCAAGCAATGACCGGGGCGAATGGATCTGGCTGACTCATAAGTTTCTCCTGCGGCCTCGCCGCTCAATGTTTGGCGTCTTTGTGCCTGAGGATCAGGCGTGTTCTGTCATGCCACGGCCCGCCGAAGACAATGATCTCGGAGGGCTTACCGTACATGTGGTGGAGTAGGAATGGTCCGGCGCCATGCACCGCCGATGACTCGCCTGGCAGTGCCGGATCAGAGCCCAAGTAAATGCCCGCGTGATTCGGATGCTTGGTGCGCCCTACTTCCATGACGATCATATCGCCGCGCTGCGGAGTGCCGACGCGTTCAAAACCAGCAGCCTCGTAGGCCTGCTCATAGAGGCTTGGGCCTTCGGCCTGTTCCCACCAGCCGTCCTCGCGCTTGAAGGCATCGAATTCCAGCCCCCATTCGCGCTTGTACCAGTCAGCGCAGACCTGCCAGCAATCCCAGGCACCGTGCACGAACGGGCGCCCCAGCAGCGGCGTGTGACCGGTGGGTACGATGGTTCGGAGGTCCCCTTCTGGCCATGAAAGTATGTGCCAAGGCAGTTCGGTGGCTTCACACATCGCCAGGTCGCGCGGGGACGGCCTGCTGGTCGCGTCAGGATGGGAGTGAACAATGCCGATCACCTCGCCCTCATCCTCAGCCGCGGCGTAATCCTCCGGAGCAATCCGGAACTCTTCGCTGGGATCGGTTGCGGTGTTCGGGCACGGGATGTACTTCTGCTTTCGGCCGATGCTGATCAGCACACCGCAGGATTCATTTGGATATTCGGCGGCCGCATGGATCTGCACCGCTTTCAGGATGTGTTTAAGCATGGTCAGCTCCTGGCGATCAAGGAAACGGCCGGGAAGCCACCGAACGGCAGTTGGTTCCCCTCCCCGAAGCGCGGAACGCAGCAGCGCGCTAACGTAGCGTCCGGCTCATCCTTTTCCGGATCGTCAGTGAGGTTGCCGTCCTTGTCCCGGTAAGGGCCGGTGTAGCCGCAGTCAGGCCCTCTGTACCCGCCAGTCAGCGCCCAGTGGCATAGCGTGGTCATCTGCCTGCCAATAGATTCGCCGCCGACGTCGCCCGGGCTGGCCAACTCCCAAGATACGGTTGAGCCGTTTTCGGAAGTCTTCTGGTCCAGATACCAGACCTCGATCGACTCTTGCGCCGGATCAGCATCAGGATTGCCGGCCGGGAAGTTCACCGCATCAAGGTAGGTGCCCAGCGTGTGCCGCATCGTCAGCTTGAACTCGAGCAGATCCTCGAACGCGAGGCACAGTGCAGTGATACGTCCGTTCACGTTGCCGACTGACAACGTTGGGCGGACCGCCGTGCCGTCGCCGGTGGCCTGAATGCCGTCGATCTGCATGGGCCAAGCTCCGTACTCATTGCCCTGCCACCAAATAGCCTTGGCGGGCAGTTGATCGGCATCGGCGCCAGCGGCGAGCAGTTCTGCAGCCGTGTAAGGAATGGCGTGGCCATGGAACCGCAGCACGTCGGCGCCGTAATCCGATCCGTCCAATTCGAACAGCAGCACTTCACTCCCAGGCTCAAGCACCTGGATGTCTTTGATCAATGGCATCTGAAACCTATGGGAGGAATGACTGGGTGAAAGTGGTCGTCAGCGTGTAAAACCCCGCCCCGTTCGGCGAGATAGACGGCGCCGTTGCGCGGTAGAAGCTGAGTTCGCCGAGCGGTGGCGTCCAGAAGAACGACTTGAACCCCGCATGACGATCAAGGAAGACCTTGATGTCCAAAGCCACCGCCTCGCGAACCACGAACGTCAGAGGCCATACCTCGACCTTGTTGTTCGGGCCGTCACCGACGACCTGCTCATAGCCGTTCCCAAATTTGCTTGATCGGGTGCGGTATTCGGGCGAGCTGGTTACGCCCAGCCGCTCGCACCAGGTGAATGTCTCAACGGCCATTTACCACTCTCCAAATTGCGCCGCCCGGCCGAAGCTCTTCCGCGATCGCCTGCTGGGCGCCCCGCTTCGCGGTATCGGCATAAGCCTGGCCGACAGCCTGCATATCGCGGTCAGAAGTGTTGTTGCCAGAACCGTCGACCGTGAAGTTTTGCTGAATGACAATCGAGCCACCAGCGGCCGCCGGCGCTGACGATCCAGAACCGCTGGACGAAAGACCGACGTAGCCGCCATCGGCATAGCCTTTGCCGTTTTTGTTCAGGCGCTCCAGGTACTGACGCATTCCAGGCTGTTGAACGACTTCCTTGCGGATGACAACCTCACCACCGTGAACGACGCCCATCGGCTGATATTTGCCGCCGTCGCCGGTATAGCCGCCATCCCAATGCTGCGAGGAAAGCCAGCTTTGGTAAGCCGCACCGGTGTATCCAGACTGCGTAGAGCCAGCTGATGTAGAGCCGCCGAAATAAGCGCCTGCTGCCGAGGATGCCAGCCCGAACAAAGCGCTGAGCCCTGACGATGTCGCCTGACGAGCCTCGATCCGCACCAGGTCAGCAAGGACGGATTTGGCAAAATCTCCGAAAGAAGCCTTACCAGTCAAAGCGAAATTGACGATTGCATCTTCCATGCCGCTGAACGCATTGGAGAACAGGTTTTTGGTCTGTCCGGCCACGTCCTTGGCGCTCTGCAGATAATCCTGATACGCCGACGACGCGCCATTGGTCCAATCAGCCTGGGCTTTGTCGACATCGACGTAATACTGCCTCTGGTAGGCTAGACGCTGGTCCAACGCGGTCTTGAGCGAGGCCGTTTCCTTGTCGTAAAGCTCGGTGCTGAACTGGTCTTTGTTGCTCTTGTTGTAGTCGGAGGTCAGCTTATCCAGCTGCGACTGGTACGACTGCTGAATGCTGAGCTGCTCCTGCAGGCGCTGCTTCTGCAAATCCCCCAGGCCAACGCCAGCGAGGTTGTTGTCCAGCCCCTGCTTCGCGCTGGCGAGCTGGCTTTGCAGGTTTTCATCGAAGGCCGCCAGCTTGCGGCGGGTTTCGAGCGCCTTCTCCGAAAGGGTGTTCTGAGTTTCCAGCGCCGCGTTGCGTTTCAGCTGCGCGGTGATCAGATCCTGACTGGCCAGCAGCGACTTCTGGTCAGCGGTCAGTGTTTTCTTGGTCTTGATGTCGGCGAGCTGCTGCTCCCACTCGACCAGTTTTTTCGCATTGGCGCCCAGGGTTTGGCTTGCAGCATTCTGGTCGCCGATCAGCGCGCCCTGCTGCTGGAGTGCCGCATATTGCTGCCGGGCCGAATCGAGGGCCTTGATACCGGCGTCTTCCGTGTAGGCTTTGGGTTTCGGGCCGGTTTCTTTGTACTTTTCTCGAATTCCATCAAGGCGGCGCTGAGCGTCAGCATCACTCACTCCGGCAGTGCCATTGACCTTGGCTGCACGGTTGATGTCTTCAATCTCGGTGCGGGCCTTTTTCAGCTCAGCGGCCATTTTCTCCGCTTTAGACGCCGTGTCCTCCAAGCCCTTATTGAAGCTTTCCCGCCCCTTGATGCCCTTGTCCTGAATGCTCTGATAAAGGGCCTGCGCAGCTTGCCGGTTCAGCTTTTCCTGTTGGCTCAAGCCGAGGTCGGTGATATCCGATTGGACCTGGGACGTCCCGCGCCCACCGCCGCCACGCGGACCGCTGCCGATGCGCCCAGCGTTTGCCAATTGCTCCTGAAGCAGCGCCATTTTCTCCTCGAACGTCTTCTCACGTCCGATATCGAGAATCGCATCCCATGCGCCTTTGGCAGCACTTTTAACGGTGTTCCAGCCACTCTCGATCGAGCCGAGGTTGCTTTTGATCTTGTCAGCCCTGCCGCTGAGCGCCTGGGCGTAGGCCTCTTCCGCGAGGGAAACAGCGCCTTGCTGATCGCCCTGACGCACCAGGGCATCAATCTGCTCGTAGGTAGCAGCGGTCAGGTAGTGCAGTTGATCGTTGAGCGCCTTCGATGCCTTGACCGGGTCTTGGGCGATTTTCTCAAAGTCGGCAACTGTCTCCGACGCGGCCTTACCGGTCGCCTCCTGCATTTTCAGTGCAGCAACGGCGATCGAGTCGAAGCTGCTTACCGGGATCTTGCCCGAGCTGGCCAGCTGAACCAGCACCTCCGATGCAGCACCAACAGTACCGGTGGTGCCGCTGACGGACTTGGCCAGCGTCTCCAATCCATCGACTGTCGCGCCGGATGCGCTGCCGGTAAGGATCAGCGCCTGACGATAAGCGCTGGCTTCGTCACTGCCTTGCTTGTACGCCAAAGCCAGCACAGCGGCTGCCGCAGCAGCAACTGTGAAAGGATTGACCAGACCCAGCACGTATCCGCCGAGCGCTTTTGCGGCTGGCCCGATTCCGCCGAACATATCCTTGAGCTGGCCGCCCTGCTGCAGGAACACGGTCAGCGGTGCCTGGCCGCCTTGCAACGACACCGCAATGTCGGTGAACTGAGCAGGCACACCGCGCAATGCCGCGTTGTAGGCTTTGGCCGACATTGCGCCCTTGGCCATGACCGCGTCGGTCTTGCCAATGGCCTCGCGCTGCTCGTTGAGCTTTTTCAGGTACTCGTCGAAGTCGCTCTTTTCCAGGCGTCCAGCTGCCCGGTGCTTGCGCAGTTGCTCTTCCATCTTGTCGAGGCGACCATAAGCACCCACGACCGGATCAATCTGCCCAACCAGCTTGTCGAGCTGGCCAGCCTGATAGGCCGCTTCCTTGGTGGCAGCCTTCAGCGCGCGTTGGGCCCGGTCCATGCCTTTTTCAAAGCCGCCAGTGTTGGCCACTAGGTCGACCGTCAACTGGCCAAGCGAATCAACAGCCATAAATCACCCCTTCACACGCTTCAGCAGTGCCAGAACTTCTTGCGGCGTGGCGCTCTTCGGCTCGACGTTGAAACCGCGATCGGGCATGTAGTCCGAGTACTTGGCCTTGCCGCCCATGACGTTGTTGAACACCGTGGCCAACATCGCAAACCCATCCTCGAGGCGAAGGCCCAGATTCAACGGCCCGGTTTGTCGCCGGTACCGCATCCAGTCCATGGCCTCGACGTAGGTCATTCTTTGCTTGGCTTCCGCGATGGTCGCGCCGAGGATGATCGCGAGCTCGTGCCAGAGCTCTTCCTCGGGTTGGATTTTTTTTCGAGGGTGCCCTCCGGAACTTTGTTTACATCCCCAATGGCCGCCAGCAGCACGATCGCCAGCTCAGCGCAGAGAGGGCCGTGACCGGCTTCCGCGCTGCCGACGATGTCATCGACCGTAAACACCGGCACACCGTCCTTGTTGGTGATGCAGGAGGCAATCCGCTGAGCGGCCAAATCGCCACCGCGATCCTGCGCATCCCAGCGCTGCGTCAGCGAAATGAAGGACTCCTGGAGTACGTAGACGGTTGCCGTCTGTGCCTTTCCGTTGGCGTGCCAGGTGATCTCCTTCTTCACCGGCGGCGCGATGAACGCGCCAGCGGCTTGCAACGAAGCAATACTCAGATCCATGGGGCTTCCTTAAGCGGAGGTCTTGGCGATCAGCACGGGCTCGCCCGATACCTGAATGCCAACGGTGGATTTGACGACGTCGCCCAGGCCGAAGGTGAACGGGAAGCTGTTCATGTAGCCTTCAAAGGTGAGCCAGGTGCGGGTGTTCGGCAGGTCGAAGTCGATTTCGTCCTCAACCACCGCGCGCGCGGTTGCGCCAGTGCCAGAGCCGCCGGTGAGCGCCACGGTCGGCGCGCTGGTGTAGCCAGAACCAGCATTGGTGATGGTAAACCCGGTGACTTTGCCTCCCGAGACCTCCGCAGTGGCAGTAGCTCCCGAGCCACCGCCGCCGGTGATGGCGACCGCAGGAGCGGTCGTGTAGCCGGTGCCCGCCGAGTTCAGTACCAGCGCCGCCAGAGCACCCGGCGTGCCAATCAGGGGCTGAATGCCTTCCTCGGTATCGAAGTTGTAACCGTCCGACCAGCCCACGGCCCATTTGAGTTTGGTGCCTGCGGTCTTCAATTGATGAAGGCGCAGGTGAACCGGATTCTTCGGATCGATGTTCAAGCCGAAAGAGGCAGAGCCGGGCTCAGCGAGGCCCGCTTCGTATTCGCGTCCCTTTGAAGTTGTGCAAGTCACGTCAACTTGGGCGACTGAGGTGTCGATGCCGTCGAGCGTGGTGAAGCAGCCCACGTTTAGCACGCTGTTGTCGGCCGGATCGATGGCGAAAAGCTCGGTGCCTTGGACATTAATGGTGTTCTTAGCCAATTCAAAAACTCCCCGATTTCCTGCGAAATCACTGTTTGGCGGGCATAAAAAAACCCGCCGAAGCGGGTCGTTCTTTCAGGTTTTCCGGCTAAGCACTCACCAGCCAGGACACATCGAAACCTTTGCGGTAATTCTTGGTTTCGGTGTCGCGCGTGTCGACGCCGAAACCGGTGATATAGGCGTACCGGCCGATTGCTTTGCGCATAGCCGTCACGACGGCGTCAGCCGCTGTCGCGGTATCCGCGTAAACATCGATCTGCAGGCCGTAGCGGTCAGTATCGGGCCGCCCGTTGATGTAGTTGATCGGCGAGCCGCTGACCACCTGCCAGACCGCATACGGCTTGGCCACGCTTTGCGGGGCGTCACCATGCGGATAAAGGCGAATCGGATTGTCGCCGAGCAACGCGGTGACTGCCGGCGCTGCCTTACATGCTGCCACGATGGGAGCCAGCATCAATTCACCCCGAGCTTGATCAGCTGATACTTGGCCGAGTTCAAAAACTCCTTGAACACGGCCTCTCGATTGTTCGCCAGCGCTGGGCGCAGGAACGGCTTGGCTCTGTTCTTCTCGGTGCCAAGTTCGACCCACCACCAGTAGAAGGTGTTGCCGCCGCCCTGACCCTTGCTGCGCTTGCGCACACCGACCGACATCACGACGGCGCCAACTTCGACGCCGATGGCCTTGCGCTCAACGATCGCGAGGTTTTTCGGAATGAAGTTCGCTGTTTCCGGGTCGTCGATCCGCGCTGCCCGGTTCTTCGCGTCGGCCAGGACCAATGCCATCGCATCCTTGGCCGCCGGCGTCACGACCTTGCGCCGCATTTCCTCGGCCAGGCCGCGAAACTTCGCGGAAAGTTCATCGGCGCCAGTGAGCTTGTACTCAACCCAATCAGCCATCGTTGACGCCCTCGCTAGCCGGAAAGGTCAGATACTCCTTGCCGGACACCGGATCGCGCAGAGCGCCGTGCAAGTTGTAGATCCTGCCGTCATGGCGTGCACGCATCGAGGCGTCGAAACCGTCACGGTAGCGCGTCACGATCCTGCAGGTGACTTCCGATTGGGTGGATTGCGCGGCGATGAACTCGCGCACGCTCAGATCCTTGATCGCCGCCCAAACCGTGGCAAATTCTACCCATCTCACCAGCGGCTCATTGGAGACCGGATCGTAGGTCGTGACCTTCTGCTCGAACGTCACTCGGTGCCGAAGATCGCCCGCTTTCATCAGAATCGCTTCCTGTACCAGAGCAGCCGGCCGACTGCGAGAGGGACTTCCGTGAGCCCGCTCGCAACTGCCTCACGGTTCGCATACCAGTGGCCAACCAGCAGCAGGATCGCCTGTTGAACATCCTTGGTAAGGCCCATTTCTTCTGGCAACAGCGGGGTTTCCACAATTACACGGTCGCAGTGCTGCTCGACGTGAACCTGCGCGGCATCGAGATACCCCTGGATCAAGGCGTCTTCGTCGTCGTGATCGACGCGCAGGTGCGTTTTCACCAGAGATAACTCGATCATCACTTGGTCTCTTTCGGTGCGGCCGGTTTCGAATCCTTCGGTTTGGTGACCTTCGGCTTCCCGTCAGCGCCGAGCTCAACGACCAACTGCTTACCCAGGAGGGTGTGGGCATATTCGTCGTCAGCATCTTCGAACACTTGGCCGCGTGTCACCTTGGGCGATTCAACGCCGGCGCCGAGCAATGCGGCATTACCGACGAAGCCCCACAGAGCTTTGATTTTCATGTTGCCTCCAGAAACGAAAAGGCCGGCTTATCGCCGGCCTTGATCAGGGATGGAAGTTAGGCAGCAGCCGGGAACGTGCCTTTTACCAGCGCCTCGCGCCGACGAACTCCCAAACCCAGACGCTCTTCAGCAAGAAGCGCGATTTGGTTTTTGATGAACATGTCGTTGATCAGGCCCATCTTGAACAGGTAGGTCATACGATCGAACAGGATGGCTGCGCGGGCAAAGTTCGCGATCAGGAACTCACCGCCGGTGTCGACATCACCTTCATCCATGCTGTCAGACGTTATGACCGGACGGCCCCACAGGACTGGGGTCACCAAGCCTTGCAGGTTGGCGAACAGATAGCGATTTTCACCGTCTTTCTGCAGCTCGATGTTCATCCAGTCGAGTTCGCTCATCACAACGCCATCGGCGGACAACTTGGACTGCTTGCGCACCTGGTAGATACCGCGGCGAACGATGTCGATCGAGGTGTCGCCGGCCTTCGTCAGAGCTGCACTGTAGGTGGTGGCCTGGGTCATCAAACCGTTCAGGTTTTCGCCGGTGCCGTCGCCTTTCAGGATTTGATTTTCTTCTTCCAGCTTCAGGTCATAACGCAGCAGTTCCTGAATGTAGCCCTGCATTTGCGGGACATCGTCCAGCGCTTCTTCGGTGACTGGCATCCAGACCGCGATCTTTTTCACGCGATCGGTTGCTGGTTCGAAGGTCACGTCGCTGGTTGGCTTTGTGCCGCCTTCTGCCACTGGAGCAGCGCCGCGAGTGTGAAGCAGCTCACGGAAGTAGGTGTACTGCTGGCCGGTGACTGGGATGGCGGTCAGCAGGTCACGGATACGCAGCTCTTGGCGAATGCCTGGCTGAATAACCGGGTCGTAAATCGGCGCGACAATGCCGGCGCTGGTGACCTTGACTTCCTTCATGCTCGCCAGATCGGATTTGGTGACTTCGATCTCCGCGCGGTTAGCCGATTTCTGGCTGAGCGCCTTGTAAGCGTCGTCGCCCTTGATCATATCGATGAAGGACTTGCCTTCGCCCGGACCGCCACGCAGTTTGACGCCCTTCTGTTCAAGGTCTTGAACCTGATCGATGACCTTTTGCAGCTCGCCCTTTTGGTCCTCGATCTGCTTCTTCAGGTCGCCGGTGACCTTGTTGCCTTTCTGGACTTCGTCCATAGCGGCATCGTATTTCTTTTGCAGCCCCTCGAAGCCGCTTTTCAGCTGCTGATCAAGGGATTCTTTCAGTTCTTTCACTTCGCTCATGGCGATACTCCGAAATGGTTGGCAAACAGGGTGGAAATGTCTTTCAGCTCTTCCACGATCGCCGTGGCCTCACTGCCGCCGTCACGGCGTAGTGCGGGGTAGCCGAGCGAAGCGACTGCTGCCGCTTCCTTCTGCGAGAGGCCCATGCGTTCACGCAGGGCGCTCTCGAAAAGCCTGATGTCCGACTTGACGCTGAGGACTTGGGCATCTGGGTTCATGCCAAACGGCACGAACGAGGCTTCCCACAGCTCAGCGGACTTGATGACGCGCACTTGTCGGCCGGCGCGCTGCTGGAAATCAGCTTCCAGCGTGTTGAAACCGATGGACATGCTGTCCAGAGAGCCGTCTTTCATCAGCTCATAGGCGTCCCGTGCGTAACTAACTTTCAGGTTTACCTGGCCCTTTACGTACAGGCCGTGGTCGTCCTGATTGAAATCAGCGGTACCAACCAGTCGGGTCAGGTCGTGGTACAGCGCCAGCTTCAACTTACCGTTGCGCGCCGTCTTCACGCTGGTGAACGCACCCTTGACGATGACGTCATCGCCCAGGTCGACGTTTTCAAACACCGCGGCGTAGCCCTCGAAGTTGCCGGCGTCGTCGGCCGCCTTCACCTCGAATGGGCAATCAAGCTTGCTGAGCATTTTTCTGGATCTCCCACCGGGTAACCTGGTTGTATTCATCGCCTTCCAGCGGCAATTCGTTTTCCTTCTCGCGAACTTCGTTGATCGTCATCCATCCCGAACCACCAGACCCGCCGAGCGCGGCCTGGTAATAGGAGGCGCGTCCAGCGCTGTCGGCACGCAGCAGGCCCTCGACCTTGAATTCGACGAAGCGCGTGTACCTGCCATAGACCTTGTCGTTGAACTCGTCCTCAACAACGTCGATGTAGGGTTTCAAGCCGAAGGTGATGAACCCCGTGAGCTGCTGCTCCAGGTTGGAGCCCATGATCGATGTCTTGCCAGCACGGTTGGCCAGCCAAAGCGGCACGCCGTAGATGCCAGCCATGGCCTCTTCTTGAAACTGCTGGGACTCGATGAATTGGGCGTCTTTCTGGCTGAGCCCCGCGGGCACGATCTTGGGATTGCCCTGCAGAATGGCCATCTTGCCGATGTCGTCCGCATCACCTTTGCGGACGTCCGGAAACTTGGCCATGATCTGGGCTTCCTGCTGCTTGTTCAGGAAGTTCTCGTAGATCACGTAACCGCCGGTGAAGCCGCCCTTGCGCATGAAGCGGGACGACCACTGCTGGCCGGCTTTGGCGAGGCCCATGGTCTCGGCCTGGTACTCAATTGGTGAGAGGCCGACGATTCCATCAAGGCTGAAGAGCTTGAAATGGAGCATGTTTTCAGGCGAGACCGGAAAAGGAGCTCCTTCCGCGGGCGTTACGACATAAATCAACCCGTCTTCGACATCGATTTTCACAGTGTCGTACTTCAGCGGCACGAATCCGATCGGCTCGCCATGAACGTTACGCTCGATCAGCGCGAATGCATTTCCGCGGATCGCCATGTTCACCACGACGAATTTCAGGAAATTCAGCATCGTCATGTACGGATTCGGTTTTCGGAGCAGCTTCAAAGCCCGATCGCTACCAACTACCTGCTTGCGGCCGTCCTTCCCGTCGTCGTAAAGCTTCAGCGGGAGACCGCTGAGCGATTCGGAAAGGATTTTTACGCAGGACCAAACCATGCTTATTGAAAGCGCGGTCTTGGTGGTGACCTTGACGCCTGCCTTGGTGGTTTTTCCTCCAACTTCCATATCAACTTCGACGTAGTTACCCGTCGCCGGATCGGTGTAGCCGAAGAAGCTCCAAGTGCTTGGGTTGTACCAACGAAATGCCATGGTCAGCCTACTAATCCGAAGAATCCGTTGTTGAGGTAGTCGTCCATGCCGCCCTTCGCCTCTGGATTCAGAGAAAGCAGCGATACGGCGTTGAACGTGGCCATGAGTGGGTCGATTTTCGCGGTTCCCGAAGCCTGTTTTGTGATGAGAAATGCGTTCGCTGACGGTACGCCCTTGGCGTTACCGCAGGCCCACGCCATTAGCGCTTGGCCACAGTGCAGCAACGCGCCTTCCGCGAGCTTGCGTTCCGTGGTTTTGATCGCACCGGTGAGCTTCCAGCCTTGGGAAATACCGATGATTTGGTCTTCCTCGATGCCGACATCAGCCAGCGCATCGAGCACAGCACCGATCCCGGCAGGGTCGAGCCCCACCTTATCGAGTAAACCGGCTTGATTGATTCGCGCGACGATCGAGGCCAGGTGCTCGACGTCATCCCCGATCTTTTTCACCAAAGTCAGGTCGCCGGCGGCGGCAAGATCCATCAGCCTGGGCGCCTCGGACTTGCGCCGCTCCAGCACGGATGGGTGTGCGTAGGCGTGTGCCCAGTGCAGCCATGTCCGAGACTCTCGAACACGCCCCATGACGGCCAACCCCAAAAGATCGTCAAGGCCACCGCCGTCGACACCAACTTCGACGACTTCGCACTGCTCGAGCAGAGAATCCAGGGTAAGCCCGGCCATTGCCTGAGGTTCCCAGAAGTCCGCGCCAACCCAGCTGTCGGACATCAGCGCCAGGCCGATCTCGATGTTCAGGAACTTGGCTAAAAACCCTCGAATCTCGGCTTCACCGTCGATTTCGGCCTGCATAAACAGCCGTTCAAGGGTTGCCCTGTCCACCGAGTAACCCATGTTCGGGTTCACCAGGTGGAAATTCTGCGGGAGACGCGCCTCCCCGCTTTTGATCATCTCCGGCGGAAACTCGTAGATGACCGGCAGGAAGCGTGGATCATCGATACGGCCGTCGCGCACGCCGCGCGCGTAACTCAGTTTCGACTTGAATATGCCCGCTGGTGGCTCGTTCGATTGCGTGGTCAGCCAGATGATGAAGCCTTCAGGTCTGGACAGCAGTCCGCCTGTGGCTTCGCGAATCATGTCCGGCGCCTTCACGTTCTTGCCGAACAGCCAGGCTTCGTCGATCAGCACTCCGACTGCTTTTTTACCACCGACGACGTCGCTATCTGCCGCCACAACCTTGAGCGTCGCGCCAGTTTCGCGATGCGTGATCAACCTCATATGGGGCTGAACGTGCATGAGCGCGCTCAGCTCTTCGTCATGCTTGATCATCGCCGCTGCAGGCTTAAACGAGTTATCAGCAATCTCTTTGGTCGGCGCGAGAATGATGAACTCGGCTTCGAGCCGCCAGTTGCGGATCAAGGCCGTCAGCATGATCGCGGCCGCAATGGTTGATTTCGAATTCTTCTTTGGAATACACAGAAAGTATTCGCTGATCAGCCGCTGCCCGGTTTCGCTGTTGTAGCTGCCGAAAATCGCACCGGCAAACGCCAATACCCAAGGGGCGCAAGCCGTTTCCATCGTGGGACTGCCTGGCGCGTCCACAATCTTGAGTGAGCGGAAGACCTCGAGGCCTTCATCAGCTTCAGCAGGAAACAGCGGCTCCGGAATGATCGATTCGCGCGCGGAGAGACGCCGCCACCAGTCAGGGCAGGCAGTGGTCCACAGCATTGATCACCCCTTCACAACGGAGAGCGGCGGCTTACCCGCAGAGAATTTGCCCTTGCTGGCTTCCTTGGATGCCTCGGCCTTCTGCTCCTTTTTGCCAGCCTCACCTTTTTTGCCGTGCACGTAGGGCACAGCCGTCTGAGCGGCATTGCGGCGATCGAAGACTTTCGCTTTCGGCTCGTTCATCAGAGCCAGAAGCCAGACAAGTGGGTCGTCCGTGTCGGGAAGGCAATCGAGGTACTCGCCGCCTTGGTCTTCCTCTTCCGTAACCGCCTCATCAGGATCAGCGCGTTGTTTACGCTTGCGCTCGGGGTTAACAGTCAGCTCCTGACGCTTGGCAAGAATTGCGGCCGCAATTTTTGGGTCGTTCGCCCAGCGGGAACCGGCTGCAGCAGCGGTTGAAGCCTTACATCCTGCGGCTTCGGCTGCCTCTTTGTTGGACGCACCTCGGGCCTTAGCGTCAACAAACTGTCGTTGTTTGTCTGTTAACACCATTAACAAAAAACCTTAGGGTCGGGAAAAAAAGTGCGGATGGGATCGGGCGCGGTCTGGAAGCGATCGACCCCCTATATTTAGACCCCCCCCCTGATAGAGCCAGCCTAACGCACCATTTCGGTGCGCATCTGATGAGAATCGATCTCATAACCGACAGGCGGTCGTGCTGCGGTCCCTACCTCTTGATGCCTGCGACTGGCCGGACCTGACCTGCCCTTGCGAGGCGAGAACACGTCATCGATCTTCCAGCCTGCACTGAGCCTGTACTCGATCGCGTTACGCGAGAGGTTCAGGTAGCGAGCCCACTCGATTAGGCACATCGTCTTGCCGTGCGCGGTGTAACGGCGTTCCGACCTGAGCCTGTGAGTTGCAGCCATCTTGTCGAAGCCACGCTTCGGATTGCAGACCGCGCAGCTCGCCACCAGGTTGTCTGGGGAGTTGTCGTCCTTCGTATCGTTCAGGTGGTCGACGTGCATGTCATCCCACGTCACCATCATTGAGCACCAATGGCAGAGGAACGGGCCATCACCATGCTCAGCGTGGTAGACCACCCGATGTTCATAAACTCGGTTGCTGGATGCTCGACGCAGCGGATGGTCAGGCGCATGAGCCAGCTTGTAGCCGTGACTGTGGTCGATGAGGCCAGGCCTCAACACCAATGCCTTATCCGTCGATCCATGCCGACGCTGCCTCATGTAGTGCTTCTCGCACAGGCCAGCGCCTTTCCTGTTGGCCGCACCGCTGCATCCAGTGACGCGGCAGTTGTCGTCCGGCTGGTTCTGGATCGTTTCCATAATGATTACCTGAATCGATCTGCGTTCTCTTCACGCTGCTTCACTGAGGAGTGGCAGCTGGCGCACAGGGACATCCACTTGGTCCTGTCCCAGAAGATCGCCATGTCGCCGCGATGCGGCACGATATGGTCGACCACGGTGGCCGACGTCACGCGACCATCACGCTGGCAGTACACGCAGAGCGGGTGAGCGTTGAGCCAACCCTCGCGCGCCTTCTGCCACTTGTAGCCGTAGCCACGCTGGTGTGCAGTCGTCTTGGTTGCGCGCCATGAGTTGGTGTTGACGATGGTCAGCCGCTCACCTTGGGTCTTCACCCTGCTTCCCAGCGTCTTCAGCCTTGGCATTTGGTTCGACCTTGGGTGATGGGTTGATCAGAGACCGAGCCCGGTCAGCGGCAATGGCGAACCACTTGGCTGCTCGTGCACGCCGTGCCGCACATCCAGAGCAGGCCATCAATCGAGCTCCAACCGCAGACCGCGCATGGCAGTAGCAACGACCTTATCGACGTCAGGGTCGAGACCAGTCCATTCGCTGAACCAGGTCACGGCTTGCAGGTAGGGTATGACCCACCAGGCCCACTTGATCGTGAATGTGATAGTGCTGATCGCCATCACGCTTCCACTCCGTAAGTGAATAGGTCATCACGGTTGAGGTTCGTCACCGCTCGATGCGAGTCGAACGCTATGGTTTGGCGAATCGATCTGGTGTACGGCGTTGTGGTCTTTCCTTCAAACCGCTCGCGGTGGACAACACGGCGACCGGACAGCAGCTCAATAACTACAGCGCCCAATACGTTGTTGACGGTGATCTTCATGCTGTCTCCTGCCGCGCCACGAAACGAGCGCATCTGAAAATGTGGAGCTAAGCGCTATGGCCTTCGACGATCAAATCTCTGCCGTCGACGTTGAATGTCACGGTGAGCTGGGGAATGCCGCGACCAGCCTCACTATGCAAGGTCGTGCTTACCTGGCAGGGCAGCAAATCGCCCGCTTCGGTGAACAGAGCAAACAGAGCATGCGCATTTGGCTTTCCGGGCACCGTCAGGCCCTGCTCGTCACCGAGCGCGGTTACGTCGATCCGGGAGGGGATCTGCTTCAAGATCAGCTTCATGGTCACTCCGAGTTGCGTCCAGATATGAACGCATCTGAATTTGTGGCGCGAGTTAGCTGTACGCCTTCCAGCCTGGCTGGAACTTGTTCGGCTGGGCCTGAAGGTGGAAATAACCGAGAACAGGCAGATTCAGGGTAAGCACCCCATTCCAGCCCGGTGACGACTTATAGTGTCGGGTCGAGCCGAACCCGTAGGGGATCAGCTGATTCGTGTGACGCCAATTGAGCGCCCAGCGCCAGGTGATCGAACCCTGCCAATGCAGCGCAGCAATCAACAGCGCGGTGGGGTTGTGAGAGAACAGCGTCAAAGGTCCAATCTTCATTGCCTACCTCTACTTGCTCTTGCTGCGTTGGATCTGGGCGTCGACCTGGTCGGCGCAGGTGTCGAGCAGATTCACTGCCCGATCCTTCAACGCCCAAAGGTCGCCATTGAGTGCGACGTCCTCATCGCTCTCGCTGATGCGTTCACAAGGGACCAGTTCAGGGGGTTCGAGCCTTACCGTTGTTGTCTTTACCGGTGCTGGCTGGTTTGCCGCGCAGGCCGTCAGGCAGAGGCTGATCAGCCCACTTACGAACAGCCGGGCTCTTACGCTTGAGGTCTTCAAAGTCTTTCCTCGCCTTCAGGGCTTTCTGTTCGCTGGCTTTGAGCCGGTTATTGAGGTCAGCCTGATAGGCAATGTTCCGTGCAGCCTCGGCACGTAGCGTGGTGATCGTGGCCTGGCTTTCGACATTGGCGGCAAGCGCGTCGGTCTTGGCCTTCGTCTCGATCGCGACCTCACCTCGAAGCGCGATAACTCGGTACTGCTGGATACCAACCAACAGAAGCCCGACGATCAAGATCACGCCGGCAAGGGCAATCGATCTCAACGTATTCATAGCGAGTCCACCTTGCGGCTAATGAATCGAATGATCAGCTCACGAACCGCGCTGACGCCGATGAACCCGATCGCACTACCTGCAACGATGGACAGATTCGCGGGCCATCCCATCCAGTCGATCAACGTGCTGGCAGACAGACTCAAGCCGCCGCAGATCAGCGCCTCAGCGAGCACCCGGCGAACACTGGTCTCTTTGGCTTCCCAAATGATGCGAAGCAGCGAGATAACGAAGGCCATGATTGCGCCCTGCCATAGTGGATTGCTTAACGCCAGCCAGACTGCGGCCCAGAACTCAGGGTTTTTATCGGGCATGAGTTGCATCCGACTGTCCTCCCTTGGAGGGAGCGGAAATAGAAACCCGCTTGCAACGGGGATGGTTGTTCGGGGCTTAGATCAGATGCGATGCAGTAAGCCGCCTGCGCGAAGCTCGTCGCGGATAACGGCACGCACTCGATCGGCAAAAGGCTCACCTTCGGCGATCATGCTTTTCCCAAGCTCTGTCTCGCTGATGGTTCCGGCAATCAAGTCGAGGATCTTCTGCGCGTTGCCCTCTGCGATGGCCTGCTCGATTTCAGACTTCGGCTGCTCATCCTTAACGGCGAATTTGTCTGCCGAAGTCAGCAACTGCGATCCGATACCGATGCCGGCAGCGACGTATTGTCCGTTGCGTACCTCCAGCTTGATCGACCACTGCGGCGATACCTTGTTGTTGGTCACGGTGCCGTTTTCTACCGCAGCCTCACTGATGAACAACTGGTCATCCTCAACCACGAAAGGTTGCTCCAGATTGCCGAGCCGCACGCGCACGACCCCGTCATGAATGATTGTCATGCAGCCATTCTTGTGAACGACCCTGGTACCAGCGACCTTGGCACGCTCGACTCGCGCTGCTGCTTCTTCGGATGTTTCTGCGCGGCGGTACGTAAGCAAGGTTCGCAAGTCCGACCCGTTACCTTCAAACGAACGGTCTTCAGTCGAAAATTCAGCGTTGCCCCGATACTGATCCGGGATAGCATTTATCGCGTCACGGATGAATCTGCAGCGCTCCAGTGCAATATGCGGGATATCGCTTTCATTCCATTCAGCAGCGGTGATCGTGATGAACTGCGGCTCTGGGGACAAGCCACCCACCTTAATGGTGGCAGCATTGATCTCGAAACGACCGTCTTCGATCTTCCAGCCGGAGACACCCGGCACGTAGTCATGGCTCTGCATCGTGTGCTCCAGTAACGAAAAAGCCCCGGCAAATGCCGAGGCTCGAAATGAGTGATGTCTTTCCATCAGTCCGCCAAAGCCGCCCCCAGCACACAAGAGGAATGAGGCGCTTCAACTGCCGGTGTTCTTTCCGTACGCGTGACTTCCGGCTATACCGCGTCCAGGCCCTGCCCGAAGGCCCACCCTGACTATGGCTCCACGCACCCATCAGGTGATTGGCGGAAGGTGAAAGAGTCGAACTCTTACCGTTACCGATAGCTCCGGGTTCAAACCGGATTGCCCACCACTGGGCGCCACCTTCCAAAATCCCGCCAAAGCGGGTCGGCCAGCTCATCACGAGCAAGCCAGGCCGCGAGAATCACGCTCGCAGGCAAATTCGAGACACAAAAAACCCGACGCAATGGTCGGGTCTTTGTCTGGGGTGTCGCGCTGAATGCGTTGAACACCGTGCCATGAAAACAGGTGTTTATCCGGCCTGAAAGAACTTTTTACGCTACCTCGCGAAAAGTCTCCAAAGCAGCATCAACCCACGCCACACCTTGCCTCACGACTTCACGGGCTGAGCGCTCAGACATCTTGTGAGCCTCGCCGATGCGAACCATCGTCCACTTGGCGCCGAAGTACCACCAGATGAATTCACCCATCTGCTGATTGCGCTTGATGAGACGGGCAATGATCGAATCGACGACCATTGCAGCATCGTCGGTAATCACGTAGCTCATGGCGCTTGGCTCAGGGCAGCATTGGTTCTTGAGCGCTGCCAGTGGAGAGACATAGCGCGGCACGCCCATCCCCGACATCCGCCAGCTTCCCCACTGTTCCAACAGGTATTCGGTGTCACCCAGCGGCTTGTCGGTGTAGGTACGTTTTTTCATGCCGCTTTCCTCGGATCTGGTTCGTTGTTCAGGCCAAGCAGGTCGCGAAGCATCTTGTCGGCGTGTTTGTTTTTGGCGTTGCCCTCAAGTACCCACGCTTTCGCGTAGGCCTCGAACCCGATATGGCCGGGTGTGCCATGCCAGTCCGCAACGATGTCCATCAGAGCCGCCGAGGCGATTCGCCCGTTGGTCTGCTCCAGCAGCATCCGATTGCCCACCTTGAGGAATTTGCATTCCACCTGGGTCAGGCTCTTGCGCGGCAGTGCCACAGTTACGTTACTCATTGCGGTGCACTCCACACAGCCAGTTTTTTGTCGGGGTTGGTCCGGCGATGCTCGACAGACACCGCTTTCGCCCAAGATTCATAGGCCTGCGCAGGGGAATCCCCAACGCCAGCCCATGGGTGGCCGTCAGCAACGCACCAGTATGTGCCGCGCTTGCCGGTGATCTGTACCTTGGGCAGTCGACCAGTGAAGCCGACCTTGCCGCGCGCAAGCCAAGCCTCAACGGCAGGCCATATGGTCAGCTGCTCTGCCTTGTTGAACTCATGCTTTCCGCCGTGGCTGGTAAGCTCGGCCAGGCCGTAGTCTTTGTTCGCCACCCACATGCAGAACCCAGTGGGGACGTGCTCGAGCTCATAGCCCTTGTGGCGCCATGCCCAGTCATCCGGGAATTCGCGCAACGAGTCGGCGATGCGCTGCGCTTCCGGGTACTTCGCCTCCGCAAGCTTTACGAAGGTCTGCCCCTGATCGAGGACCACTGCGTTGCCACCATCCAGAATCTGCGCCGGCGCCGAGGTATTGATATTCACGTAGTCCCGCGTCAGCTCTACGGGCGTGCGCGATGGTTTCAGCCAGTCAAAAAGCCGCATGGTCAGGCCTCCCCTTGCCGTATTTGCGCCCGGTGGACGGACGATTCATTTCGACGTCTTCGTCGGTGAAGGAGCCGGGGATCAACTCAACGAACCGGTGATATGCACCTTGGTGCTGCACGCGGCACGAGCCAGTCGGGCCGTGGCGGTTCTTGTCGACGATCAATTCGGTGACACCTGCCTGCCCGGCTTCCGACTCGTTATCCCGATGCACCAGCACCACGACATCGCTGTCAGCCTCGATCTGGCCTGAATCGCGCAGGTCGCTTTTGGTCGGGCGCTTGTTGGCTCGACTGGCTGGCCCTCGGTTCAACTGCGCCAACACCAACAGCGGCACACCCAGCTCTTTGGCAAGGCGTTTAAGCCCTTTTGAGATGTCGGTAACTTGCTCGTACCGGCTGGATGATTTGTTCTCGCCGTTGATGAGGCCGATGTAGTCGATGGCGACGATGCCCAACCCATGCTCACGCTTCACAGTACGGCAGATCTGGCGGATATCTCGCAGGGTCAACGTCGAGTCATCACAGAAAATCAGCGGCGCGTCGTTGAGTTGGCCGACAGCCTTCGTCAGGCCCGGCCATTCCCCATCGGCCATAGAGTGACCTTCGGCGATATGTTTGAGCTGGACGCTGCCGACCGATGCGAGTGACCGGTTCGTCAGTTCGACATCGGTCATTTCCATCGAGAACACCAGCGCCGGCACTTCCTTGACCAGCGCCACGCGCTCGGCAATGTTCAGTCCCAGCGTGGTTTTCCCGCTTCCGGGAGTACCCGCGACCACGACCATATGCCCAGGGCAAAGACCGGGAATGAACTCATCCAGCGAGGCCAGGCCGGTGTCGAAACCGAGACTGACCTCCCGGTTGAAGCGCCGGTCGATGCCGTCCACGGCTTCCGGCAGGATCTCACCAATGAACCGATAACGGCGCCGAGCATCAAGCCCCTCGGCTTCGAGCGCCATCCAAGCTTGCTGTCCTTGGCTCAGCACCTCATCGAGCGCGTCACCATCGTGCAGCCGCTCGCTCATGATCTGCGCGGCGGCGATCACTCGGCGGGCGACCGACCGCTGCTTGACGATCTTGCTGTAGGCAGTGAAGTTCGCTGCGCTGGGCGTGTTATGTGCGATATGGGCAGCCACGCCCAGAGTGCTTTGGCCGTCGGCCAGGTGTGATCGGGTATCGGAAAGCGTCACGACGTCGATCTGCAGCGACTTCGAGCGCATCGCGAGCATGATCTCGAAAAGCTCAGCGCAGGCCGGATGATGGAAATCACCCGCTGTCAGTCTGGCCCCTGCATCGTCGATCAGATCAGGCTGGTGAATCATGCTACCGATCAGGGCGTATTCAGCATCGTGGCTATACAGCGCCGAATGAGGCACTTCGCGGTAAGTTGACTCGGCAATGTCTGGATAATCCATCATGCCGCACCTCCCGACCGTGCCGATGACCAGGTGAACGGCGCCAGCAACCCGCCATTCTCCCGCAAACGGTCAGCAGCACGAGGGCCGATGAAATCCTGAAGCTTGTCCGGCGTCTGATTGCTCACCACGATGGTCGGAAGTACACGCTGATAGCGGGCGTCGATCACTTCGTGCAACAGGCTGGGCGTGAAGTCCTTGCCGGGCTTCGGGGTATGAAACCCCACCTCGTCGATCACCAGCAGATCGACGCTGGCCAGGTCGGCAATCAGCTCGGACTTCGACGGACCAGCATTGCTGCGGAAGCTATCGGTCACAGCCTGGGTGATCGATTCAGCGGTGACGATCAGACCAGTTCGCCCCTCATACCGGACAACGTGCTGCAGGATCGCGCACGCCAGATGCGTCTTGCCGCAACCAATCTCCCCCATGAGCATCAGCGCCCGGCCATCCTTGAAATGCTTTTCGAAACCTTCCGCGTACTTGCGGCAGATGTTGAGTACGCGCTGCTTGGCAGCATCCTCGCCGGTGACGTAGCTGTCGAAGCTGCATGTGCGGAAGCGCGGCGTTATCCCGGTAGCCAGCAAAGCGGCGTTCAGGTCCTCGGCCATGTCATCCGCCACCGCGCTCAGGTGGGTTTCTTGATCCTTCGGCGTGTTGTGCAATGCCTGCCAGCGGCACGCCGAGCAGGTGCTGAGCTTCCAGGTTCCATCAAACTGCTCGACCAAGCCTTGCATGAACTGGTTGTGGCCAGGAACCCCGCAGGAACGCATCCGGCTTTCGGCAACGCGCGGCGCAGGGCTGAATTTAGAAATTGTCATTGGGGTACATCTCCTGCGAATGCTTTGGGACGGACAGCACGGCGCTTGCCTGCGCGCCTTGAGATTTGAGCGCGGGTTGAGTGCCGACATACGGTGTCCAGTGCTCACCAGCACCCAAGAACGTGGAAGGCTGCTTCACGAACTCGGTGCCCAGCTTGCCGAACGCTTCCTGCTCAAGTCGGTAGTTGGTAGCTGCGGTGATCAGGTCTTGAGGCGAAACCCCAGCCTTGAGGCGGGCCCGCCACTTCTTCCAGGCGTCCGGCTTCGGCGATGCACGATGCCGACGTGGGTATTCACGCCAGAACGCCTCGAACTCATCCGAGTAGGCCTTTGCGGGTTTGGCGGTTTGTGAGCCAGCCTCCTGATCACCTGATTCAACAAGGTCATCCTCGGCCGGTGTTTCGTCAGAAACGCCAAGAGGTTTTTGATCTGCGTCCCCAATCAGAGAATCAGGAATCAGAGAATCCTCAATCAGAGAATCCTCAATCAGAGAATCAGGCGATCTTGGCGATGCCATGGCACTACCTTGGTCATGCTCTGCACTGCCTTGGATAGTGCTTGGCACTTCCTCTACCTGATCAAGCACCGGGGCAGGCAATGTCCCGGCCTTCTCTCGGACGTGTGGAGTCTGGTGCTTGGCAAAGTTCAGCACCTGAATTGCACTGACCTCGGCAGTGCTGTAACGAAGGATGAAACCAGCATTTGCGAGGTCAGATAGCATCCCGTCGATGTCCATTTCATCGTCATACGGAAATGCTTGGCCCTTGATGCGCTTGGGTCGGTCCTCAATCCGCCCGTCACGATCCGCAAGCATCCAAAGGTAGATAAACAGCAGCCGATGTCCGTGGCTCAGGTCAGCCAAGAGCTCGTTTTCCATGAGCCCAGGCTTGATGTTTCTTGCACGGGCCATCAGATGTCGAGCTCCTCTGTTACTCGCTTGATGAACTGGTCATAGCTCTCGCTCAACTGAAAACCTGCATCTTCCAAGGCGATCCGATGCAGCTTGGCATCGCGGTAGAGCATCCAGCGGGCCTGCTCCGGGAGATCCTTGTAGGCCGAATAGCTTGGCCACGGGCCAGCGATCACGAATGGACCGCTGGTTTCTGGTCGGACAGCGGTGATGTTATTGGGGAAGGTCATTGCAGAGTCTCCCCATGCTTGCGATTGATCTGCGCGGCCATGGCCTCCAGCGAACCTCCCGAGAGACGAAGGACCAACTGGCGCAGCGCGGTGGTGGCGTCAATCGAGAAGACCCGCGCCTCATCCATTGCCAGAGCCTGAGGAGAGTGATCGAGAATCAGACGCTGCACTCGGTCGCTGTAGTTGAAGGCCGCGCACGCAAGCTCCTGGAGAGACAAGTGAGTGAACGCCTCGGGCGGCAAGGCCTCGACCGGAAATCTGATGACCGGAATGAACTGGTCTGGTTTAGGCCCTCCCTCCAGCAAATAGCGCCCCATCGCCTCCCAGTGGTCCTTGGCAACTTGAGCGGCGTCATGACCGGTCTTGCGCTTAAACAGCACTTTGAGCGCATAGAAGGCCCGAATCAGATCGATATGGGTGTCGTCCTCCTTCTCAATCGAGTACTCGGGCTCGTTGATCACATCCAGTGTGTCTTTTACGACCTCGAAGCACTTGAGCAGCAACGCCGCGTCGGCGTGCTTTTCGTAGTTCTCTTCGTCGATCACTTCAACTACAGGAGGGGTAAAGTCCACTACGTTACTCATGATTTGGCCTTCTGGACCAGGCGGAACCGGCCCTCAAAATACGGGTGGGTTGCCTGGGTGGCGGTGACCATCGTCGATTCGGAAACGAATCGGTGAAACGCAGCCGTGACATGGCTTTTCGACCAAACCAAGTACTGCGAACCAAGCGCCTCTTCGTGACCGTTACGCACCATGCCGGCAGGATTCGGCTGGCTTGGCCACTGCTTCAGCACGAAGTCGACCACGGCCCCGGACAGTCCATGGCGTTTGAGCATCGTTTCCTTGATGCGGGTCAACGATTGGCAGTTCTGTGGGCAGTGGTCCCAAACCGTCGTTTGGCTCAGATCTTCAACGCGGCGCTCGATGCGCTCCAAGGCGACCTGCTGTTGAGCCTGCTGCCGCTCGATGGTGATCACTGCCTGGGCGTTTGCCAGCAGTTGCTCACCCGGCGTCATTGGGCGTTGGTAGCTGCCGGTCTTTCGGATTGATGGCAAAACCTCGCCTGTCACCCACCGCTTGAATGGCTTCGCTTGAGGTTTCCGGCTCAGAAGTACGGCGGAATAAAGACCAGACTCGCTGATGACGACCATTTCCTGATCGCCGCCAAGGGTCTGCACAATTGACAGACCCTTTTCGTCCTCATCGAGGTGACGTGTCATCGCAGATGCTTCGCTGTACTCGAGGACAGTCGAAACATCACCAGCCACGAACCACGGCTCACCCTGGCTATCGGTGATTACGCGAATGTCGGCGCCTTTGAAGTTGAACGGGATCAGATGCTTCATTGCGCGCCCTCCGCTTCCGCGCCAGGATTCGGCACCTCGGCGTTTTGTGGCGCGGACTCGCTCAACTCCTTGAATTGTTCCATTGCCAAGCGCACGCCGCCTGAGTCGGTGTCCGACAAATACTGAGCGAGCTGAGCGAGATAGCTTGCCCCGCGACCGCTGTTATGCAGATGGTCGAGCTGGATGGCGCCCGCCAGGACTGACAACCAGTTGAGGACATCAATGGCCGCGAGCATTTGAAACTCGGCCTCGGCTGCCAGTTCTTGCATCGTTGGGAGTGGCCTGTTCATTTTCCGCCCCCTTGATGTGGGATGTTCGCCAGCTTGTAGGTAGCCGCGGCACCGGTTTCAGTCATCGTCATGCTTAGCAGTGCTAAGGAGTTGATAAGCCATCCCGCGCTTAGCGCCAGCTCGTCAGTGAGCTCCTTGTGAAGCGCTGCATGCGCCAGCAATTCGCCGACAGCAGCAAGACCGTGACCGATAGTGATGCCGAAGGATTCGGCGGCGTTCTCGACCGCCTGCAATCCTTCAACTTGATCCGTTGTGAGCTTCGCGCCAGGCTTGGATGCCGCCGGGTATTCGCGCTCAACATCCACCAGCAGTTGACTCCACATTGGCGAGGTCATTGGCGAACCTCCCCTTCTGCCCTTGGCTTCATCCCACGCTGAACCGACCAGACGAGTGCGCTTACCGCTTCTGCGATGAACGCCAGCGTCTTCACGCCGTCGCAATAGGCCATTTCTCCCATGTTCAGCGAGTCGTGCAGGTGATCGCAGATCTGCCCCAACCCAGAAGACAAAGTCTTCGCAGTCTCAAGCGCGTCTTCAATGTTGGTGCCGCCCGCGACGTTGAAAACCATGAGCCCGCGGTTGTCGATTGGCGTGTTGCCAAAACAACTCTCGACGGTCATCAAATGTTGCGCGAGGTTAATTCCGGTGGTATTTTCTGGACGTGACATATCGTTCTCCTGGAACGAAGAAGTGTTAAACCCATTCGCTGCGAACGAACTGGGAAGAAGACCCGGCCTGCGAAGCCGGGTTTTTTATTGCCTGCGAAAAGTCAGCCGGACAATAAAAATAGGGATTGGCAGGCAGTCATGGCGCCGCCTGATGGCTACTGGATAGGCGAACAGGTACATCTGGCGCTGATGGCTCAGTGCCTAAGGGATTATTATTGTTTTGCGGTTCGGGGCTACCGCTCCGGCGCTGACCTGGGAAAGGCTTCTCCTCAACAGCGGAAATACCGGCTTCACCTTGGTCAACGACGTAAATTGAGCGACCCTCGCGAATCGCCTTGCTCAAAGCTCCTTGGCTCATGCCAAGGCGTGTAGCGGTCCAGGCATGTCGCTTCGCCGCAAATTCAGCAAGTGGAATGCGATGCACTTGGCTGTCTCCAGATTTATGACCTTTTTAAATAGTGCTTGCGGGATTTTTCAATGTCAATGGCAGCGGCATTGGTTTTTTAGTCCCGCCAGACATATGGTTTGATCATGAAAAAACGACCGCTTACTGAAGAACAACTCGCCGAATGCGCCGCTCTCAAAGCCATCTACATGGCGAAGAAGGACGAGCTCGGACTTACGCAAGAAAAAGCCGGCGAAATGCTTGGTATGAACCAAGGATCGTTCAGTCATTACCTTAATGGGCGTAATGCACTGAATTTGGAGTTCGCTTCCAGGGCAGCTGTTCTCTTTGGAGTCCCCGTCTCTGCTTTCAGCACGCGGTTAGCCGAGATGATCGATGCCTTGTCGATCTCGCTGCAGGGCGTCCAGATGGCCACCAGGGAAGCTCGCCGGATCTATCAAGCCGATCCAAACGAAATTTCAAACATCACGCCGGCGACAATGCCTTGGAGACCTGTCAGGAGCTATCCAATGATCAGTTGGGTGGCCGCCGGAGCGCGCGCTGAATCGCCTACGAACCTGGTGCCGGAACGAGCGGAGGAATATTACGAATCGACGGAGAATGCCGGTAATCACGGATTCTGGCTCGAAGTAAAAGGCGCTTCGATGACAGCTGCTAGTAATCCTAGCTTCCCGGAAGGGACACGAATTTTGGTGCAGCCGGAAGGGTTTGAGGTTGTGAGCGGCAAGTATTATGTCGCTCAGCATTCAGACGGTGAGGCGACCTTCAAACAGTATGTTCACGATGCCGGGTGGGACTATCTAGTGCCGCTCAATACGAGTTTCAAGACGGTTGAAATGGATGAAAACTGGGAGATCATTGGTCGGGTAGTGGATGCCAGAATACCCGGCTTGTAAAAAAATAATCCCGCAAGGATTGACACCAATAAATCCCGCCAGCACTATAGCTCCATCTTCTACGAGATCTGGAGCTTCACATCATGGAATTTGTCACGTACGGTTCTCTCTTCGGAAAGCTGGGAAGCATACTCGCCGAGCGCGAGCTTCAGTGTCTCCTAGCGATCGCCAACGGCGACACCGACAAAGAAGTCGCTAAGCGCGATGGCGTTTCTCCTCGATCCATCAAAGGCCGCATTGAGTCTGCCATGCACAAGCTGGGCGTCTTCAAGCGAGCAGCACTCGTCGCTGAAGCAATGCGACTTGGGCTAATCGGCTTCTCCTGCAACATGACCCCTTCCCCACAGCAGAACCACGATCAGGATTCTCACGATGGCGTATTCCTCGCGTGATCAGCGGCGTGCGCTTGTGCGCGAGCGCAGTCCGGTGATCAGCGTCGACTGACCCATACCCCAACTGATTTTTGCGAAAGCCAACAACGCGGCCGGGATTCGTTCGGCCTGAAAAAGAGGATTTACCTATGTTCAGAAAACTGTTTGGCAAGAAAGGCCGTGAAGCCCGCGCAGCGATGGGCGTCATTCAAAACCGCGACCTGATGCAGGCGATCGTCTACGGCGCCTTCTACGTGGCTGCTGCCGACGGCGAAATCAGCGAGGACGAGCTGAAGAAGGCGGAGAAGCTGATCGCCAACACGCCCCAGCTCAAAGGCTTCGGCCCGGAACTCTCCAATACCATGGATCGCGCCGAGAAAGACTTCCATGACGGTGGGCACCGCATCCTGCGTATGAACGCCGAGAAGGAGCTGAAAGACCTGGCTCATTCGCCGGAGGAGGCGCAGATCGTAATCAACGTGATGCTGACCATCGCCGAGGCCTCGGGCGACATCGACGACAAGGAAATGACTGTGCTGGAAAAGGCGGCGAAGCTCATGGGCCTTTCGCTGAAAGACTACCTGTAAATGTTTCGCCGGTTCAGCGACCGCGCCCGCCGCTGGGCAGCCTTCGGGCTGGCCGGTGGTGTGGTGTTCGTTGATTCGGCCAGCCGTCTGCTTTCGATGGTGGGTGACCTGATTCTGGTCACGCTCCTGCTGATCGTGCTGCTGGCCGGCAAAGCGCAAGACAAACAGTAAAGGGGGCGGCGCAGCAAATGCGCCCTCCACCCGAGGAATTACCATGTCGAAAACTTCTGATTCACGTCTCGCTCCAAAATTCGTCGTGCGGCTGCCAGAAGGCTTGCGGGAGGAAGTTGATGCGGCCGCAGATGCTGCTGACACTTCAATGAACACCATCTTTGTTCGCGCCATCCGCCAGTACCTGGACAAACAAAACCGTCAAGATCTGTTGCTTGAGGCGTTGGTGCGGGCTGCCGGTCCTGTCGAGGTGGCCCATGCAAGCAATTGAGCGTGTGACATTGGTACTGCGGGCCAAACCGGGCGAGACGCTTGCTCCGCTCCTACAGCACATTTTGTTGGGCGCCCCGGTTGCTGTCGGCACCGGTGTCGCGATCATTGCCGGCGCCAGCGACCGCGATGTGCTTGAAACCAGTCTTGGCAGTGAAGAGTTCTGCATTGATGCCCGGATCAAGGAAGCTGCCGCCAACCTCGACCCTCGCAACCTCTTTGCCAGCATCAACCCAATCGGTGCGAGTGCTGATGAACTGGAGCAGGGCCGGCGCGGGTTCGTCGACGAGCGAACCCACGCTGACTACCTGATCTTCCTTTCCGGCTTCCGCGCAGCACAGGGGATTGACCAATGATCCGCACCATCACCTCAACCGCAATCAGCACTGCTCTCAGCCTGTGCCTTCTGATCGGCAGCTACACAGCAGCTACATTCGGGTTTTACGTGCTGGTGTTCTTCAACGCCTTCGCATGGGTCGGGATATTCGCTGGCGTGATCAAAGGTGAGGCAGCCGCGCGCATCCGTCAGTACTGCTGGATCAGCGCGTTGAGCAGCGCTTTCCAGATCTATGCCCTGATCGCCACCGACCATCCATTCTTGGCGGCATCCTGCTTTATCACTTCGTTCTTCATCGTGGACTTGGCCTTCGGTGACAAGGAGAAGACGCCATGCGCGGACTGATTCTCACCCTCCTGCTGCTCGTTTTCGTGGCGTCGGTGTATGCGGACCAACCCCAGCAAGTGATCGACGTTCAGCATGATGCCCACCGCCAGGTTACGTGCTGGATCATTCCCGGAACCGGCATTTCATGCCTGCCTGACGGCCAATTGCGCCAGCCAAATGTGACGCAGGATCACAATAAGGAGCGACCAGCACCCGCGAGCGTCCCTACCCAACGACAGGATGAAGAGGTGTTTCAGCTATGACTCAGCAGATCTCGGGTGCCACCCCACAAGCAGGTCAACCAGGTGGGAAGCTCACAGAGTTTCAAAGTCTGGGTCACCGCCTTGTTCGGTTCGGCCAGGCCTTGCAAAGCGAGGCCACGACAGTGGCAGAACTCACCAGGCTGGCTAACGCCTGCGGCATCAGTCTTCGCCTGCGGGCCACGGTCGAATCAGGAGAACAGCCATGATCAAGCGCCGCGCAATTTCCGCGGCTGCCCTTCCTGCGATCGGCCAGCCATTCGTTGGCGGCTTCTACGCTGGTCGGATCTACTTCGGCGGAGCCGAATACGCGCTGATCGACTCAGGGCAGGAGTACGAGACCGCCGCCCACTGGTGGGATCACTCCGGCCCGCGCCCGCGCATTCGTGATGCCACCTCCCGTTTCGATGGCATGACCAACACCCTGGCGATGAGCAAAGAGGGCTGTACGATTGCCGCGAAGGTGCTGGGCATGAACATCCGCGGTTCCTGGGGCTGGCATATCCCGGCCATTGAAGAGCTGCAGGTGATCCGCTCCAACCTGCTGCAGCTCCCAGATTGGAACCACCGCATGGCCGCTGGGGCTCCGCAAGCCTTCAAGCAGACCCGGTACTGGTCAAGCACGCAGAAGGAAAACGCCGCTACGGCCTGGCTTATGAGCATGTACCCGTGGGCCATCCCGGACACTAACTGGGTTTCAGGCTGCAACGGCATCCGCCCGGTGAAGATATTGGCGATCAAAGAAACGCCATTCATTCACGCGCCACAAAACGCGGACGCGGAAAACGTGGCGCAGGATTTTTCAGGACTGTCCGCGAGCCCGGCGGTTGCCGAAGTGCTAGAGCGTTTCGTAAACGAGGACACCGGGCGTTTCTATGGCCGCACCGATGAACTGGTGGCCGCGCTTGCCGCGATCGGGAGTCAACCATGAGCATGATTCAGCGCTTCGACATCAACGCCACCGGCCGCGACTTCGCTGTCGGTGACATCCACGGCCATTTCACCAAGCTCCAGGCAGCGCTTGATTCCATCCAGTTCGACCAGGCGGTTGATCGCCTGTTCTCGGTCGGCGATCTGGTCGACCGCGGGCCTGAATCCGATGAGGTGGACGTCTGGCTGGCCAAGCCGTGGTTTCACGCCGTGCGCGGTAACCACGAACAAATGGTGATTGAGTCCCGGCGCTTCGATCCGGGCGGCGGCATGCGTGACATGCACTTGGCCAACGGCGGCGCATGGCTCTATGGCCGAAGCTCGAGCGAGATGGGCAGCTTTGCCGATCTGCTGGCCGATCTGCCGCTGGTGATCGAGGTCATGAACCCCGCCGGGGTGGTAGGGATTGTTCACGCCGACTGCGCCTATCAGAGCTGGAAGGAGTTCACCTGGGCTTTGGAAAACGCTGGGCCGAGTGAAGTGGATCATCTGCAGGCCGCTGCCCAGTGGTCGCGTACCAGAATCACATCGGATAACTACAACGGTGTCAGCGACGTGCGCGCAGTGATGGTTGGCCACACACCTACCCGCCAGCCGGCGGTGCTGGGCAACGTTTACCACATCGACACGGGCGCATGGCTACCGAATGACCGAGGTCACTTCACGCTGATCAACTTGGTCAGCCTGGAATGCACGCCGCCGATCAATCCAAAACTGTGTTGGGACCTGGAGGCGTGATGAGCGAAATCACCAGAGGGGTCATCGGTATGCCGCTGAAGCTGGCGATGTCCAGCGAGCTTTCCCGCCGTCAGTTTCACGCCTGTGCACAAAGCCTTCTCACTGAGCTGGAAGGTTATCGGCAAGGCGCACAGGCTGAGGCTGATGCAGGTGATGAGGCTCGCCGGGAGCTGAAGGATGCTAAGACCATGATCGAGATCCTTCGCAAGTTCAGCAATGAAATGCTCGGCGTGGCGTTCGAGGGAGGATATCTGGACGGCGCCGATGTTCAAGACATTGGCGTGCGCTGCGGCGTGCTGACGGTCCACGAAGTGAAAGAACGCTGCGGCGAAGTATGCGCCTGTGCCGAGTATGGCTTTCCAACGGAGTGCTATCGCAAGACCAGCGTTACGCAGAGCCGTGACGCGACAGTTTCCATGCATACGCAAAATCTGACGCGTCAGGCGTCCACTGAAAATGAGCTGGGAGAGACACCATGAGCAAAGCCAACATTCCCGTAAGCCCACGCGCGCGCATCCGTTTTGACGCCGCTTGCGAACTCCTTGGCGTGAGCCGGAGTACTCTCACCCGCAAGATCGCCGCCGACAAAACCTTCCCGCGCCCGATCAAAGAAGGGACCACTCGCCAGGCTCCGGTTTATTTCGTACAGTCGGAGATCGAGGCATGGGTTCAGGCCCAGATGGATGCAAGGAGCGTTGCGTGA